ACTGGAAACGAGCATGGACGGTGATTTCGATACCGGAAATGTTCGCTACAAGGCTCGCGAGCGGTACAGCTTCGGTGTCTCCGATCCCCTTGGGATCTGGGGTTCACCCGGAGCGTAGTATAAATTCGTCATCCAGCACAATCAGAGATGACGCAAAAAGCTAACTCGTTTTTGCGGTGAAACAGCGCCGCCGAGAGGTTCGCGTTAGTTAGATCGGCTCATTAAGTTGGGTGAGTCCTGACAGTGGGGTGACGCGGCCAGAGTATAATAGTAAGGGTGGGAGAGGGAGCAATCTCTTGTGAAGCTGTGGCCGACTCCCCAGTTTTGTGATTGATTGCCTCCTCCCCTCCTATTTTTTCCTGACTGTCGAGTAATCGGCAGACACTAGCCAAGACAGGAGAAGATCATGGCTAATACGACTTTTTCAGGACCAGTACGATCAGAGAACGGATTCCAATCCGTTGATAAGGGCAGTTCAACTGGTGCTTATACCACCAGAGTTGTTCTAGGAAAGGGTGTTGGACACGCTTCAGGCGTTACAGTCAACACCTCTGCGGGCGATAGCGGAGCTATCGGTGAGTTTACCCAGCCAGCCAATACCGTCATCACCAACATCAAAATTGTGTGTATCACCGCTCCGGTCATCGGATCGGGAGACATCGGGTATGAGGTTGGAACATCAAGTTCCGGTGCCCAGATTGTTGCGGCGATCACAGATGAGATTCTAGATGGTGGTACGACAGTTGTGGTTGGTAATGTCACACTGACTACCTTGGTGGTTGCAACGCAAAATACTACTACGGCACCCGTGTCGGTCCAGTATGCTGGTTCTGAGCGGACGGTTTACTGCAACATCACGAATACCGTAGATGCTACTACTGCGGGATCGTTCACATTCGTTATTGAATATGTCACGACTGCATCGCTGTCCTAATGTGATTAATTGAGATAAGGTCACCCATCTAAGGGTGGGTGGCCGTATTTCCTATTGCGAGCGGGGCTAAGAGTCCTGTCCTCGCGGGGAGAATAAGATGGCTGACGCAGTAACGTCACAGACGATCCAAGACGGCGACCGCATCGCTGTTATGAAGTTCACCAACATCTCCGATGGTAGTGGTGAAGCCGCAGTTACCAAAGTTGATGTATCTGCCCTCCAAGCCGAATCCGGCACCGAAAGAGCCTGCGCTGGCGTAACAATCCAGCAGATGTGGTATGACTGCTCCGGTATGACCGTGGATATCCTCTGGGACGCCAGCACTGATGTTATCTGCTGGACTCTTAGTGGCTACGGCTTTTATGATTTCCGGCAGGCTGGACCGCTCACGAATAATGCATCTAGCCCAACTGGAGATGTAAACTTTACCACCACAGGTCATTCAAGCGGTGATCGTTATACCGTGATGATGACGATGAGAAAGAGTTACTAATGGCTGAAGATCCTCAAAATCCGACTGTCAAGCCTCCAAGCTGTAACGAGATGATAGAGAAGAAGGCAGCGGCGGATCACAATTGGGGCTACTACAGTAAGCTTGTTGAAAATTATCCCGGTCATGAGGAAGAAGTCGGCCATACGAGCCGTATTGCTGAGAAGTATCCCAACTGGAAGGCGTTTTAATTATGCCCTTCAAGAGTGAGAAGCAGAGGAAGTGGATGCATGTCAATGAACCTGAGATGGCGGACAGGTGGGAACGAAAAAAAGCGTATGGCGGGCTTATTAAAAAGGCGATTACTAACGGATTTTCCAAACAAGGTTCTTTACAGGATTTTGCGGAAATGAGAAGTGGTGGCTTGATCGGCAATGGATCTCTGACGCCTGGAAAGGTTGTCGGATAAGTGATGGCGACTTCTGGAACCTCTTCATTTAATCTCGAAATTTCAGAGGTCATCGAAGAGGCATTTGAGAGGTGCGGTCTCCAGTCGAGGACGGGCTACGATATCGAAACGGCTCGTAGGTCTCTCAATCTCCTGAGTCTTGAGTGGGTGAATCGTGGTCTCAATTTCTGGACCGTTGAGCAGGGCACCAAAACCTTGACGGCAGGAATCTCCACGGTCACGATGGATTCGGATACCGTTGATTTGATTCAGCATTGGATTCGCGATGGGTCTGGTACGTCGCAAAGCGACCTGCCTATCTCGCGATTCAGTGTATCTCAGTATTCCTCTATCCCGAACAAGCTCACCGAAGGGCGTCCCGTCAATCTTTATATAGACAAGCAACGCGATGCTCCGGTTGTTTATCTATGGCCGACACCCGATAAAGCCTACACGTTTGTTTATCAGCAAATACGGCGTATTGAGGATACGGGTGCCGTGGGATCTACTGATCCAGATGTGCCCGCTCGCTTCCTTCCGGCATTGGTATCTGGCCTCGCTTATATGATATCGCAGAAGTATCCAGAAGCATTTGTGAGGTCTCCCGAACTCAAAGCTGAATACGAGTTTCAGTGGCAATTGGCAGAACAGGAAGATCGTGATCGTGCTTCGGTGCATTTTGTGCCCGGAGGCTATTCCTGATGGCTAAATTTGCCAATGGCAAATATGCATTCGGGTTTTGTGATCGTACAGGATTTCGATATAAAATCAAAGATTTGGTGCCACAGGTCAGGGCTGGCCGGATGACAGGCTTGATGGTTGGTAGGGATATGCTGGATAAGGATCAGCCACAGAACTTTTTGGGCAGGCTCGGTGACTATGGTGACCCACAGGCGCTGAAAAACCCACGCCCCGATTTATCACAAGATACCAGTAGGAAGCTGTTTGCGTTTGATCCCGTAGGGAGTGGGGACGCAGGTGGGTCGGGCAATATCTTAGCACATGGACAGGTGGGCATTGTGACGGTGACTACATGACTTATGCTGAATTGACTGCCGCGATCAAGGATTATTGCGAGAACACCGAATCAGCTTTTGTTGCGGCAATCCCCACGTTCGTCAAGCAGGCTGAACAGCGCATCTATCGTTCGGTCAACCTGCCCGTTAATCGGAAAAACGTCGCTGGCACGATCACTGACGGCAACCAATACCTGTCGATGCCCACGGACTTTATGTTTCCGTTGTCGCTATCGCTAACAAGCTCCAGTAATCAAGTCTTTTTATTGAATAAAGACGCGAATTTCATCAGATCGACGTATCCTAACGTATCTACAGAAGGTGTTCCCAAGTACTACGGTGTTTTTGACAGCGACACATTTATCATTGGCCCTACGCCTAACGCTGATTTCGTCACGGAACTCCATTATTACTACGAGCCAGCCTCAATTGTTGACACGAGTCCCTCATGGTTGGGCACTAATGCGGATACTGTCTTGCTTTATGGCTCTCTCGTGGAGGCGTACACCTACATGAAAGGTGATGCGGACATGATGCAGTTGTATCAGCAGCGATATCAGGAAGCATTAGATCTTCTGAAAATGCAGGCAGAAGGTCGTATGACTGTCGATGAGTATAGAAGCGGCACAATCAGGGTGGCCGCTGGCTGATGTTTACCGGGGAAGTGGGTAGCGTCAGCGTTATCACGACGAGTGATTCGACTCTTGGCCCAGATCATTGGGCGAAGCGGGCATCCGATCAGATTATGTCCGTAGGTAAGGACGCACATCCGCTGATAGCGGAGCAGGCATTGGAGTTTAAGAAGTTTATTTACAATGCCGTAAATTATTATATGCACGAAGCAATCAAGGAAGATCGTTCTAGAATCGTTACCCTGTTGCGTTCAGCAGACCATAACGATCTGGCTAACTCTGTGGAGAAGTTGTAATGGCTATTACTCAAGCGATGTGTACGTCCTTCAAGAAGGAATTGCTGGAAGCGAAGCATAATTTTCTCCTTTCTGGTGGAAATACCTTCAAGATTGCGCTCTATACGAGTAGTGCAACGATGAGCGCGTCCACTACGGCGTATTCCACGAGCAATGAAATCAGTGGCACGAACTACAGTGCCAAGGGCAATACGCTTACTAGGATTGATCCGTCGTCCAGTGGCACCACTGCTCTTACCGATTTTGCTGATACTTCGTGGTCTACGGCGACATTTACCGCTAGAGGTGCCCTGATCTTCAACGAGGATACGAGTGGAGATACGAGCGTACTCGTTCTAGATTTCGGTGCAGATAAGACCGCTACCGCTGGTACGTTCACGATTGCTTTTCCTGCGGCAGATTCAAGTAACGCGATTATTCGTATAGCGTAGTATGGCAAGCGTAACTGGTTGGGGCCGATCTACTTGGGGCTCCGGTCCTTGGGGCCAGCCAGTACCCGTTGATGTAACGGGTATAGCAGGGACAGGTGGTGTTGGAAGCGTTACGGTAACGGGCGATGCTAATGTTACCCTGACGGGAATTGCTGGTACTGGATCGGTAGGATCGGTTTCGGTAACCATAGATGTGAGTATTTCCGCTACTGGTTTGGCGGGAACAGGATCAGTAGGAAGTGTCACCGTAACGGGTACGGCAAATGTTACGGCGGCGGGCAGTGCTGGAACGGCTGCGGTTGGCTCTGTAACGGTAACAGGTGATGGAAGTGTTTCGGTAACAGGATTAGCCGGAACAGGATCAGTCGGTTCGGTAACCGTTACTGGTACGGCGAATGTTACGGCGACGGGGTCTGCTGGAACGGGTACGGTAGGATCGGTTTCGGTTGCGGGCGACGGAAATATAACCGTCACCGGAGTTGCAGGAACGAGCGCGGCAGGAAGCGTTACGGTAACAGTTGATGTAAGTGTTGATGTAGTGGGTGTAGTAGGAACGATGGTAGCAACTGGAGTTAACGTATGGGCAGAGATAGATGATTCACAGACTCCAGATTGGGGAACGATAGATGATTCGCAGACACCGGGGTGGTCTGAGGTATCCGATTCGCAAACGCCTGATTGGGAAGTTGTGCCTTCATAAGAAGCTGGGAATAAAAAATGGCAACATACGTCAATAATCTGAGATTGAAGGAAATCGCTACAGGTGCTGAATCAGGTACTTGGGGCACTTCCACCAATACGAACCTAGAGCTTATAGCAGATGCTTTTGGTTCTGGCACCGAAGCCATCACGACTAACGCTGACACTCATACTACTACGGTAGCAGATGGTGCGGCTGATGAAGGTAGGGCCATATACATGAAGTATACGGGCACACTGGATTCAGTGTGTACCATTACTCTGTCACCAGATACCATCAACAAGTTCTGGATTATTGAGAACGCCACAAGCGGCTCTCAAGATATTCGTATAAAACAGGGTTCTGGCGGTGGAGCGTATGTAACAATCGGCAATGGTAATGTTTCGGCAATCTTCACTGATGGTGCCGGATCTGGAGCGGTTGTTTATGATGCGCTCGCTGATCTGGAATTGAGTGCCACCCTCACTGTAGCGGGTAACGTAGACTTTAATGGCGATTTAGATGTTGACGGGACTGCCAACCTAGATGTCGTAGACATTGATGGTGCTGTTGATATGGCATCAACATTGACTCTGGCTGGAAACGCAGACTTTAATGGTGATTTAGATGTAGACGGCACCACCAACTTAGATGCAGTAGACATTGATGGCGCGGTACAGGTTGATTCAACAATTACGGTTGGTGCTGACGATACTGGGTACGATGTCAAATTCTTTGGGCGACCTAGACGTAGACGGTACGTCAAATCTAGATGTAGTAGATATCGACGGTGCGGTAGACATGGCTAGTACGCTGCAAGTAGATGGAGCAATAACAGGCTCTAGCACTATACAGGGCACAACAATCACTGCCACGACAGCCTTTGTTCCTGACGCATCAGATGGGGCTGCGCTAGGTACAACGTCACTAGAGTTCAGCGACCTGTATCTTGCCGATGGCGCGGTCATCGCATTGGGTGATGACCAAGATGTGACTCTCACCCATGTAGTTGATACGGGAATACTACTAAGCTCTACTGATCAGTTGCAGTTTGGTGATTCTGGAACCTATATCCACCAATCGGCAGACGGTGTGCTTGACCTAGTTTCAGATACTGAAATTGAAATCAACGCTACTACGATAGATGTGAACGGTGCGTTGGATGTATCAGGGACTAGTACGCTGACAGGCAATGTGACAATGAGTGCCGACGCCAGCGTAGGCGATGACCTAACGCTGGTCAGCGATGGGGCGATACTCAACTTCGGTGCTAATTCCGATGTAAGCCTCACCCACGTTCACAACACCGGACTGCTGTTGAATAGCACGATGGCGCTCCAGTTCAACGACTCTTCCCAGTATATCAACGCGCCGTCAGCCACCGTTCTCGACATCAATGCCACTGATGAGATTGAGCTAAACGCTACTGCTGTAGACCTGAACGGTACGCTAGACGTATCTGGGACGCTCGCGGTCACGAGTGTCAGCACCTTGGGCGCTAGGATCGACCACTATACCGGAGGGACGGGGGGCACACTCGCCGCGCAGTACGGGTCTGGTGATGATATCGGGTTGACTGGCTCTGTCGCGACTACGGATTTCAACATCAAGTGCGTTGGCGAGTTCGCAGTGGGTACTGCTGCGTCAGGAACCACAGTCTTCCGGCTGGAGGGCACGGCGGCTTCCCTTGCGGGTGCGCTCGCGGTCACAGGCGATGTAACGGCTGCGGCAGCTTCCTTCACAGACGATGTAACGATATCCGGCGATATAACGATATCCGACGATGTCATCGTCGGGACCAACCCATCATCCTATGGCGAGATCAGGCTCAACAAGAATTTCGCGATTGCCACCCGTAACAACGCAAACGATGCGAACAAGATGATCGTATCCGAAAACACCGTAACCGGGAACGATACGCTGGACTTCGGTGATAACGCCAAATGGTCCGCTCTTCGCTTTCATGCGGGGGCCTCCAACGTGCTGGAGCTTACCGCTACAGCCATCAACCTCAACAAAATCGTGACAATGGTCAGCGCCGTGACGATGAGCAATGCGTCGATCAATATGACGGGACTCCCCACCAGTGATCCGGGCGTGGCGGGTCGGCTTTGGAATGATTCCAACACTGTGAAGGTTTCAGCAGGGTGATAACATGACATATGATTGGGAGTTTTCAGGCTTGGATTGCTACAAAACCCATGAGGGTCAGACCGATGTGGTATTTGATGTCGCTTGGAGGCTGAACGCCAGAGATGGCGATAACTCTGCAAGCGAGTGGGGCAATCTGGAGGTGACCTACACATCGCCCGATCCCTTCATCCCATTCGCAGATTTGACAGAATCTGATGTCCAAGGTTGGTGCGAGGCTGGTCTGGATGTGGACGCAATGAAAGTGGGCCTCGACGCTCGGGTTGCCGAGCAGGAGAATCCGACGACAGAAGTGTTAGATCCCCCGTGGCAGGCGAATGGAGGTTAACATGGGCGAGCTTCTGTCATTGCTCGCGATCCCAGCCGCTGCGGGTGCTGCATGGGCTGGAGTCAAAAGTGGACTCAACGGAGCGAGGCAGTCAATTGCCCAGATTGAGCGAATTGTTAACAGACTGGACGAAAAGGTGGATAATCATGGGGAGCGTCTTGCGGCGATTGAAACGGAAACGGAAAATCTCAAAGAAAGGATCACCAATGTTAGAAAGTGAGGAAGTTAAAGATATTTCTGAAGATGTGCCCATGGAGGAGAAGATGAATGGGCTGCTTACCAGAGATATCCATTTTTCTTTAGAGCAAGCCAGTTTAGCCAAAAACTTGCTTCGGGCCGTGAATCAAACCCGTGATGTACACGTTGAGGCCCAGTCTAGGTGGGAAGCTTTTCTTATAGGCATAGGAATGTGTGCTGGCGATGAGATTGTTGGGGGTGATTTTGATAGCAATGATCCGAATAAGCGTTGCTTGACGATCACTACTGGCAATGGTATCGCTGGGGAATAACAGCTATGCCCTTTACTAAAATTGCGCCCAAGGCTGGGCTTTTCACGGATGGTACTAGGTACTCCGCGCAGGGTACTTGGTACGATTCTGATAAGGTGCGATTTCGTAAGGGGTTCGCTGAAAAAATTGGTGGTTGGGTTAAGTATGTTCTAGCAACCTACTTGGGAACCGCCAGAAAGCTTCACGATTGGGTTACCGATTCCGGTGATAAGTATGTCGGGGTTGGAACGAGCCTGAAGTTGTATGTAAGTCTTGGCGACAGCTACTACGATATTACGCCTACCCGTACTACAGCTACTCTAGGAACCGATCCGATAGCAACTGTTAACGGCACTGCTGTTATAACAGTAACCGCGACTTCGCATGGTGCAGTAGCTGGAGATTACGTCACATTGGCTGGATCGGATGCCCTTAACAACATTACTGCTGCTGAAGTAAATACCGAACATCGCATTGTCGCGCTTGGAGATCCTAGTAACGCTGATCCCGATGACAAATTTAGAGTTGTTTGTGTGGATAAGGCGGGAGCTACTGATACTGCGGCTGGAGGCACAGGTATAACTGCTGCATTTCAAATCAATACCGGACTCAATACCTATGTATCGGCATCTGGTTTTGGTGCAGATCCTTGGGGGTCCGGTGGTTGGGGATCTGGGGCTGGTATAGGTCAATCCAACCAGTTGCGTTTATGGTCGATAGTAAATTTCGGTGATGATATGCTCGCCAATGTTAGACAGGGAAATATTTATTATTGGGATGCGAGCGTGGGTACGGGAACCGCTGCCGTAGCACTCAGCGATATTACACGCCGTACAGTGACTCTTTCAAATGATCCGGTAACGACCGCTAGTGGTTCTACGGTTATTACGATCATCGACAAAGCTGGTCATGGAGCGACCGCTGGAGATACGGTCACAATATCTGGGGTAAGCGGGGCCATAGGTGGGATAAGCGCGGCGAGATTGAATGTGGAGATGACCGTAGCCTCTGTTACAAACAAGGCCACGTTCACGGCAGATGTTGGTGGTTCGAATGCCAGTGGCACTGCAACAGGTGGCGGCTCTGCCGTAGTCGCAACCTATAAGGCTGGAACCTACTACACGCCTACAGCCACCCATCAGGTGATGATGTCGGATGTCGCCCGTCATGTCATCGCGTTCGGCTGTAATGATATTGGCGGAACCACGATCAATCCATTGCTTGTCAGATGGTCGAGTTCGGAAGCCGCCGGGGTGTGGGAACCACTATCGACCAACAGTGCTGGTGGTCAGGAGCTATCGGCTTGTTCGGAGATCGTAGGTGCGATGATGACGCGCCAAGAGATCCTGATATGGACCGATTGCGGCATCGTCAGCATGAGATATATCGGCAGTCCCTTCTATTTCTCGTTTACGGAGACGGCCAAGGGTATGTCGATGGCATCGCCTAATGCGGCGGTAAACGCAGGTGGTACGGTTTACTTCATGGATCGCGGTGCGTTTTATACCTACACCGGAACGGCGCAGAGGCTTATATGCCCTGTGTTGGGCACCGTATTCGATGACTTTGATGACAGCCAATCTTACAAGGTGGTTGCTGGATCAAATACAGAATTTTCTGAAGTTATGTGGTTCTATCCATCTGAGTCTGGTAATGGGGAAATCGACAAGTACGTCATCTTTAATTATGCCGAAAATATTTGGTATACCGGAACAATGGTGCGTGGCGCATGGAACCATGCGGGCACAAAATCTTATCCGCTTGCTTCTTCGATACGGGAAAGAGATTTAGGTAACAGTCCGATAACGACTAACGCGACAGATCCGGCTGTCGAAAATCTCAGCATTACTGATTCGGGTCACGGGCTCAGGGCAAATGATAAAATTATTTTGAATAGTGTATCTACAGTAGGTGGCTTATCGACTGTAGTGCTGAACGATCAGCATACCGTTGTGTCGATCACGGATGTGGATACCTATACGGTCACAATTGCGGACGTAGCGACTGTTGCTACAGGCGGTGGAGATACGGTGAAAGGTATTTATCCAAATCTGCTGTACAGTCACGAAAGCGGCCATGACGATGACGGATCAGCGATGACGGCCTATATCGAAACAGGCGACATTGAGCTTGGCGAAGGTGATCAATTCTGGTCACTGAATAGAATTATACCAGACATTCAGTTTAGGGATGGTGATTCCAGTGATGAAGTAACAATTAGCTTGAATGGACATAACTATCCCGCGCAAGCACAATCTGAGATAGCGACTGCCACGGTCACATCTGCCACAGATCAATCGTTTATTCGTGGTAGGGCCAGACAGGTGTCGATGAAGGTGCAGAGTACGGGTGCCGGATACGGTTGGCGTGTCGGCCACATACGACTTGACGGCAGAACGGATGGCAGACGATGAGCATCAAGGTCTATCGTCCGCTCAACCGCGCACCGCATGAATACGAAGAATACGACGAGAGTATGTCCCGCAGGACCATTGAACAAAACTTTCAAGATGTTAGCAGTGATATACACGCTGTGAAGGTACAAACTGATAGGGACAGTTCTCTGTCACTCCGCAAATATCAGTTTTTATTGCTTGGTGCTAGTAATGGCTGATACCTTAAAGGTACTGGGGCAATCAGCACCGTCAGCGACAACGGATACCGATCTGTATACGGTACCGGATGCTACTGTAACGACGGTCAGTTCTATTGCCGCCTGCAACCGCTCCGGCGGGGCACTCACCTTCAGGGTGGCTATCCGTCCGTCGGGCGCAACCGTAGTAAACGAGCATTACATTTACTACGGGAAATCGGTTGCTGCCAACGACACGGTATTCATCATCGTTGGCATAACCCTAAGCGAAAATGATGTTGTCACGATCTACGCGAGTTCAGGCGATATGTCATTCAGCATCTTCGGCGTAGAAACGAGTTAGATAAATGTCTATCGGGAATCCTGGATTTCGTGGTGGTATTGGTGGGTTGCGTAGTCAATTCCGGCCACCACAGCAGATGCAGCAGCAGATGCAGCGTTTTCAGCCAATGCAGCAGTTGCAGCAGATGCAGCAGTTGCAGCAGATGCAGCAGATGCAGCAGCAGGCTCCGATTGGTGGTTTTGGGCTTGCCCAAGTTGGACAATCTCAAGTGGTAAGCCCAGGTGGATGGGATAATCCTATGGGTCGGTCCATTTTCAAGAATGGCCGAGAATATGCTCCGGGCTTGGCACCCCCTCCACCTCCACAGCAGATGCAGGAAGAACTACAACTTGATGTATCAGCACCAGTGCAACGCCGTCGCCCATACGGTGGTGGACCGGGATTC